ACTTTGTAACAGAAATATTCCCACATTATGCCACTGATCCGTGTGCTGATTTTCAAATAACAGAAGCTAATGAAGTGCGTTCAGATACTAATTTTTTTGGCGTGTGGGAATGGCCCAGGGAGCATGCAAAGAGTGTGCATGCTGATGTTATTGTGCCTCTGTGGCTATGGATCAATAATGAACTGAATGGTATGATCCTGGTGGGCAAGAATGAGACTGACGCCATTAACCTGCTCGGTGATGTACAGGCCGAATTCGAATACAACCAGCGTATCATTCACTATTTTGGCCTGCAGAAAAAACTCGGATCATGGGAAGATGGTGAATTTGAAATTGCTGACGGCATCCTATTCAAAGCTTATGGCCGGGGACAATCGCCACGTGGTTTGCGTAACCGCGAAAAACGCCCCAATTACTGCGTGGTGGATGATATTGATGATGATGAGATCGTGCTCAATCTGGATCGTGTGGAGAAGGTCATTGACTGGTTGCTCGGTTCGTTATATGGCGCCATGGATATTCGGAGCAGCCGTTTTCTTATGATAGGCAACAGGATCCATCCCAAATCAATCCTGGCTCATATTGTTGGAGATACGGAAATGGATAAGCCCAAACGTAAAGGACTTCACCATTCAAAAATTATGGCCACAACTGACCGAACATTCACTGGTCCGCCTTCATGGCCGCAAAAATACACCAGTGAGCAGTTGCAGGCCCGGTTCGAACGCATGGGTTATTTCCTGGCAAACAGGGAATATTTTCATAACCCGATTATTAAAGGAAAGGTTTTTAAAGCAGAATGGATACACTGGGGCAGGATCCCGGCGCTACAAAGTATGGACCATATCATTGCCTATTTTGACCCGTCATATAAACCTAAAACGACCAACGATTACAAGGCAATAAAGGTGTGGGGTAAGCGCGGTATAAAACTGTATCATATAGATGCTTTCTGTAAGCAAAGTACCATTACCGAGGCTGTACAATGGTTTTACGACTTTCATGAATCATTGCCGGAAAATGTTATAGTGGATTATTACATGGAAGATGTTTTCCTGCAGGATATGTTTTTTGAGGATTTCGCCATAGAAGCTGAAAGACGAGGCTATTACCTGCCCATACGTGGTGACACCCGGAAGAAGCCTGATAAATACGCCCGTATACAAGCCATTGCACCATTGTGGGAACGCGGCCTGGTGACTTATGATATTCGTCAGAAAAAGAATTCACATATGGTTGCCGGCCTGGAGATGACCCTGGGGTTTCAGAAAGGCGCCGGCATACATGATGACGGCCCGGATGCTGACGAGGGTGCTATATGGATACTGCAGAACAGGGGCCGGCAAGATGCATTTCCCGGTAAAATAGGTAAACGTAAAAGGAAAGGAGTATGGTAAATGGAATATCTGCTTGAAAGTGACATTAAAAAACAGTGCACAGCTGAAGATCTGGATGTATTAAGCCAGAGCGATGAATCTACAAAAACAAGCGCTGAGGGCGCTGCAATAGCATTTTTCAGGGGATACCTGAGAAGGTACGATGTTGATGAGATCTTTAACGATATTAACCAGGAAGACAGAGATCCTGCGCTTGTCATGTTCCTGGTCGATTATTTCTTGTATATACTATATTCGGCACAGCCGGACAGGCTTATACCCGATATGCGCGTGAGGCGACGTGACGAGGTTGTTGAATGGCTCAAAGGGGTGCAGAGGGGTGATATCAGCCCTGATCTGCTAACGCTCAACAGCGACGACGAAACAGATATTAACGGGCCTATCCGTTACGGATCAGGAACCCGTGTTTCTTCTAATTGGTAAATTATTAATCATGGCTAACATATTAAAACGATTACATACGGCATATAAGATTGCAGGCGACTGGCGGTATAAAGATCATAATATCACACTCGGACGCACTGATTTTAGTAAAAAACAAGCCCAGGGTGTTATTACCAAACTTGACCTGCAAACTAAAGCCCTCACTCAAAAAAGCATTAAAGATTGGCGCATGGCCAACCAAACAGCCATAGATATTGATAATCCAAAACGTTATTACCTGTATGCCATATACGACGATACTATGCATGATCTGCACCTGAAGGGTGCTATACGTAACCGGAAGATGGCAGTTGTAGGAAAACCATTCCGGGTGGTAGACAAAAAAGGAAATACAAATGAGGATCTTACTGACCTTATGCAGCACGCGTGGATGAAGAAGGTCATGTCATATGCTATTGATTCCAAATTTTGGGGACATAGCCTGATAGAGCTTGCTGATCCGGTACGTGAAGACAAGCTGCGTTTTGCCAGTATTAAACTCATACCGAGGCATCATGTATGCCCTGAATATGGAGTTATTCTCCCTATGGCCACTGACTGGCCTGATAAGGGTATCCCTTATCGTGAAGGTGAGCTGGCTAATTTCTGCATTGAGGCAGGTGATCATGACGACCTGGGAGAACTGAACAGCTGCGCTAAAGAAAGCATATCTAAAAAATACGTATTGCAGTTTTGGGATACGTTTGCTGAAATTTTTGGAATGCCCATACGGGTTGCAAAAACAGCAAGCCGCGATCCCAAAGATCATAAAAAAATAGAGGATATGCTCGACCAGATGGGAGCGGCAGCCTGGGGGATGTTCCCTGAAGGGACTACCATAGAGCTTGTGGCCAACGCAGCACGTGACAGCTACAATGTTTATGATCAGCGTGTGATCCGTGCCAACAGTGAGATGAGTAAAGCAATCCTGGGGCAGACTATGACTATGGATGATGGTTCGAGCCTCAGCCAGGCCCAGGTACATGAAACAGTTGCTGATGAAGTGGCCGAGATGGACCGCGACTGGATCCGTGACTGGATTAATGATATGTTATTCCCGTTCTGTATACGTCACGGATGGCCACTTAAAGGGTACTCATTCAACTGGGATGATGCGCGCGAATATACACCTGAAGAAATGCAATCAATTGAAACAATGCTTCTACAGCATTATGATATCGACGAGCAGTACTTCATTGATAAATATGGTGTCAAAATTATTGGTAAACGAAACCAAGGCCCGAACGATCCTGATAAAAATCAGGAATCGGACAACAAAAAAAAAAGTTTAGCCTCACTAAACCACAACTACTACAATTAGATCTTCATTCGGTAATTGCACCCGTTATTAATAAACTTTATGCGCCAGCATTACAGCTCACAGGCAAGTATGATGGTTTTTCATTCGACACGGAAAAAAATATTGATAAGGCGCTGCGCAGGATTTACGCCGAAAATCAAACAGGACCGTTTGATGAAGATCTGTGGAAGATCACTACCGGTCGGTTGAACCAAGCTGTAGATGGATCGTATAAAAAAGGAGCCGGGGCAATGGACAGGTCCTTTGCCAACCAGGTTAAGTATCACAATAGCCTGTTTAGTGCCTTTAAATCAAACAACCAAACCACCACGCTAAGGCATCTCAAGGTTGCAAGCAAAGCGAAGAGCTTCACTGATTTTAAAAATGCAGCCATGACTGTTACTAATGACTATAATAAGACATGGCTAAAATCTGAATACCGTGCGGCAAAATCACGGATACGTGGCGCCAAAATGTTCAGGCAGGCCCAGGATGATGCTGATCTGTACCCGAACATAAAATACCTGCCCTCGGTAGCTGCTGATCCCAGGGAAGAACATAAGCAATTTTACTATGTTGTTCGGCCACTCAATGATCCTTTTTGGAATACTCATCTGCCACCTTCAACCTGGGGTTGTCAGTGTCAGTGGACAACTACCGATGAACGGGTCACCGGTATGCCCGATGATATTCCGTCACCGGATCCGGGTTTCGACATTAATACGGGTAAAGCCGGCCGGGTATTTAGCCAGTCACATCCTTATTTTGATGTGAAGGATAAGGAAAATATCATTAAGCATAATATACTTACCCTGAATTCCAGGGCAGCACATGAGCTCACCTATTTTTATGCCGATAAAAAGACGGGTGGATGCTGTTATTCATTCGATAATTTAAAAAATGAATTTACAACCAATACCCGAATAGGCAAAATTTATGCACGTTCCGGAAACGATGTTGAAATATTGGGCATGCATTACATTGACAGTAGGATCAATGGTATATGGCATGAATTTAAAACTATTAAGGCAACAACAGTCAATGCAGTTGATAAAGCAGTTCAAAGGGCCAACAGGCAATATAGACTGCACAAATTACAGGGGAATTTATCTCTTGAGCTTACTGAAATTGATAAGGGTGCATTACTGGATGCCTTGAAAGATAGGTTTCAAAGGATGGGATCAAAAAACAAAATTGGTAAAATTGACTTTATCTTTAAAAATAAATATATAGGGTCAGCAACATCGGAGGATATCATGAAAGGGAAATTATCTTTTTAAAATACAATCCCGCCCTTGAGGGGGCGGGAAGGCGGGGTCATTGAATAGCTTACGCCATTGTCGCTGACCGATACAAATATACTAAAAAACAATAACATGGCAAGAGATTTCAAACATTTTAACAATGATGTACTTAGGGCGGGTGATAAAATTGCAAGCTATATTGCCCAGGATGCTCCCAGGCATGTTGGTAAAATGGCTGTGGACCATTATAAGGACAATTTTAACCGTGAAGGTTTTGTGGATGCAGGATTACAAAAGTGGCGCGAAGTTAAACGACGGCAGCCACCTATTGCCAAGGGAGCCGCAGGAAGTCGTAAGATCCTTCATGGTGAAACTCTTGAGCTGAGAAATTCAATTCAATACCGGCCGGAGAAAGCAAGAACTGTGATATTCTCAGATAAAGAATATTTCCGTGTTCATAATGAAGGTTTACGTGCCGGCAGAGGTAAAGGGTTTCAGATGCCAAAAAGGCAAATGGTAGGTCATAGCATACGGCTTGATGAGAATTATAATACGATAAAAATTGCATTTAAAGCAAAATAAATTACATAAAAAGCAATTTAATTTACGTAATATATAAAGTTTATAAAGTTATGGAAGAGATACTGCAGCATTTTCAAACAAAGCTTGAAAGCATTAAGATCAATACCGGTACTACCGAGGATCCGGAGATGACCAACGAGCTGCTCGAGGTGGAAACTGATGATGGTCAGCTCACATCAAAAGCTACCCTTCAACTACCTGCAGCTTATTATGATATTACAAACATGAACTACAGCCAGGCAGGTGAACATATTGGCATTGCCGATACAGAGATCACACTGAAGTTGGCTGTGCGTAAAACAGATTCTAACCGTTGGGGCACTATTAAGCGCATAACTAAGGCCTTGATAGGAACCGGTGGTGAAACATTCAAAGGTATCCTGAAAACCTCACAAAAGAAAACCGAGTACGACGATATTTTTGTATACACCATCACATTCAGTTGCACCTTTTATGACGAGGCTGCTGTTCCGGAATATACCGAGATTGAAAAGCCAGAGGGCAACCTCACTGTAAAAATTAAGTGATATTAAAAAACCCGGTTAGTTACCGGGTTTTTCATCCATCGTTCATCAAACTCTACACTGTATATGATCAGTCAGTGAATATTTCTAATTGTGTTATTTCAAAACCGGTCATTGGTGTAATATACATTCCAACATGATAAGTGAACGCACTTGGTACACCAAAAGCATTCTTTGCTGAACCTGTTCCGTTTATTACTACAAAGCCTGATTCTGGATTTGCAATAACGGCATTTACAAAACATGGCCTGTTGCCTAATTTATATTCAACCGTCATGGGATAATTAAAACGTTTAGCAATATTGTCCTGTATATCTGTGTTTAGGTTTAATGCAGCTTCTGATTCCATCTGCTTTTTAATCCATTCCTTTTTCTTTTCATTATTCATGTGATCCCATTTATATTGAGGATCAGCAACCATGAGACTATCATGTATCATTCGTTTTTTATTTTCAATCCTTTTTTCTTCTGCCCTGACAGATCTTATACTATCCCTAACAGTTTTTTCATGTTCCATCTTAGCCCGTTCTTCATCAGACATTGTTAACTCTACGATAATTGCCATCACTATTAATAAACTAATCATACCTATAATGGTAATAAAAAACCATTTAAAAAATTTTTTCATAACAGTCAATATTTAGGATTTGGTAATAATTCAATAAATATACAAAATATGATGATATTCGATAAATGTGCATTAAATTTATGTTTATCTCCTTTAGATAAAACTAACTCTGAAATAGTTTGTTGATTAAAATATGAATTTTAGTTATTAATTAACTTTTTGATGTTCTTCCCTGTCTTTGCCGACTCCTGGAAACAATTAGTGCATACATATACAGTTGTCTTATCATCAAGATCAATCTCTAT